TCGCGCTTGTATGACCTGACAGCGGGTGCGCTGTACGGGTGCTATGAAGATGTTGACATCATCATACCGCACTGTTGGTTCCCCATCGTGGCGGCGCACAAAAAGGCCGACGAGGACAATATACCGCTATTCGGATGGAAAGATGACGGATGGTTAGACATGTGCAATCATCCGACCGTAAACCATGCGGAGATTGTGAACTGGTTCAAGCAGCAGCGCGCGGCGGGGTTCAAGATTGCGGAAGTCGGACACGACCGTAAATTCTGCCGTGAGTACTTCATTGGAATGAAATCGGCAGGATTCAAGATAATCGATCAGCCCCAATATTTCTACAAAAAATCCGAGGGATTCCGCAGAATTGAGCAAAAGGCGAAAGACGGGCTTTTGTACTATCTGCATGCAGAGCCGTTCGAGTATTGCGTCCAAAATGTAAAGGCAATCGAAAAGACCGACGACATGATCCAGTATGAAAAAGTAATGCCGGAACAAAGGATCGATGTATTTGATGCGGCTGTATTCGCGTGCGTCCGCATGTTGGAAAATCTGGAAAAAGGCCGCAAGGCACAACAATGGTTGGAGGATTGATAATGTCAAAAAAGCGGAAACGTGCGGTGAGATCGCCCACCGAGCAAAGGAATAACGCGTCCAGCGTTGCATGGCTTTGCGCGCCGGAGGCGTGGGCGCAGCTTACGGGATATACACGGCTGACCGATAACCCGGAAATTCAAACCGCTATACAGCGCGTAGCGGACATGGTTGGCAGCATGACCATACACCTGATGGAAAACACAAAGGAT